CGTTCTTCAGAGCGATTGTGTAAGTACGGAAAACGTCTTGACCACACCAGATAGTCATATCATCTTTAGCAACAACGGTAGCAGGGATAGCCTTGTAAAGGGCATCGAAGATGGCAACTACGTTAGCAGTAGTGATTGCAGTAGCAGTACCACCGTAATAAGTAGCGTTGTTGGCTTCAACAGCAGAAGTACCAATCAGGGTAACCAAACCTTGGAATTTGTTAAGGTTTACGTTAGCTGAACCAGTAGCACCTTGCCAGATAGCAGTTTCCAACTGAGAAGAGATACGAGCAGCCTTCTTGTCTGTATAGTCAGCAGCGAAAGCGATAGAATCGTAACGGCTTCCCTCAGGCAGAGCCTTCTGGAGATACTTAGCCTCGAGGTCTTTAGGACACAGAGACTCGTTTACTTTGATTTTACCTACGGTTACAGTACGCTGAGTGAAGGTAGTAGAACCTGAGGCATTGAAACCGCAAGAACCACCAGCTTGGAAGATAGCGTCAGTATCCATAATGTTAATGGTCTCGGCAGATTTTACACCGACCATTACGTTACCCTGAGATTTAATTAACCCAGCGGTTTTGCTTCCGAGTACGGAAGATGTTACCAACAGAGCTTCATTCTCTTTGGTATAGTTTGCTAATGCTGAAACGTCAAAAGCCATTTTACTTAAATTTTAATTTTTGAAAGATTATTTTGCGTAATTTGAAAGAAAGCGAGAGATTTTGTCATTCTTGCTTGGGAAATGCTTTTCGAAAACTTCTTTAGGTTGAGTAGGAGCAACCTGAGGGGTCTTAGTCAATTCGATAACGACATCAGTAAGTTCTTGAATAGCTTGTGAGAACTTAGCAGATTGGTCAGCCATCATAACTTTTTCCTCATCTTTTTTCTTACCATAGTCAGCAAGTTGGGCTTCCATTTCGGCAACCTTCTTTTTCAAGAGTTCAACTTCTGTTTCTGGCTCTTCAACTGGAACTTCGGGGCTTTCAATTTCAACGATTGTGGCATTCTCATCCAAAGTAATTACCGTGCCATCAGCGAGCTTATGCTCTCCGGCAGGAGCAGGAAGTTCATTACCAGCTTCGTCAACAATAGAAACCTTACCGCCAAGTTCAAGTTTGTCAATCATTACTTTAACACCTCCCTCGAGTACATACTCGGCGAAAGTGGCAGCAACTACCTCGGGCTGAGCCTCGGCAAACATTGCTTTGATTTTCAATAGTGCTTCTTGTGCAGTCATAAAATTTATTGATAAATAGTTAAATACATTTCAGGTTACCATATAGACAAAAAAAGGGGAGTGTAGAAACACCCCCCGAACTTAACCAAACTATGAAAAACCTAATCTATTTGCTTCAAAATTGAAATAATATCCTCCATCATCTTTTCCTCTTTACTCATCGGCTTGGAATAGTTAAAGATACCCTCAACTGAAAAACCTCTAATCTTGCCATCCTTAACCATATTCCAGACATCATCGTTTTCAACCTTGAAAGAGCCAAACCACGAGCCATCATTTACATCCTCAAACCCCTTCATTGGTTTAACCCCTCTTTTCTCATCCACTATCCAACTCTCAAACATCGTTACCCCATCCATCACTTGACCGCTATCATGCATCAAATTTACATTATTTTGGTAACCTTTCTTAAAATATTTTTGAGCAATTTTCTTAATAGTGTCTTTACTAAATACAACATAGTATTCTCCGTTTCCATCGTTTCTGTAAATAGGGGTGTCAGCCAACATCAAAGCCCCGGTAATTATCCTCTCTTCCTCATCTTGAATGGCAAAGGATTGTCTTTCGATTTGCTTTAGCTTACTCTCTGCCCAACTCAAAGCACTTGCACCACCCCACGCATCGTACATCAGTTGACCGCACCCATCTCCATAACCCTTAGAAGCCTTGGCATTCTCTTGGTGCCGGGAAAGGAAGGAATACATCCTTTTGATTGTCTCGACACTAATCGGTTCGCCCTTGGCTAATTGATTGGCTCGTTGTTTACCGACAGGTGTACCACAAGAACCCCATCCGTTTTCTTCTGCCCAATCCAGAGCGTTTTGTGCATTGTTCTTGACCGCATCGGGGTAATCCGAGTAACTATCTTGAAACGCAAGGAAGGACTTTTCGATTGCAGGCCTATCAACCAAGGCTACAAAATCGACCTCTACGTTGCTATCTAAATCTTCGCTAATATCTAAGCGATATATTGGTAATTCTTTTTCCATACTACTAAATAGAGTTTTATCCTAATCTTGCCGCTCTGTTAATCCTTCTTATCCTTTCCTGCGAGCTTGTTACATCACTTTCAACGACATAGGCTCTGCTTGTTGCGTTTCCTAATTGTTGTATTGCCTGAGCATTTAATAAAGTACCTTGAACCTGAGGTGTTACGGCAGGAGCAATCGGGGCTGATGCAGAAGGTGTTGTAATTGTTGGAGTGCCTACCGAACCAGTTGCTTTTGTTCCGATAATTGATTTTACATTCTTGAAACCTGTTGCCAAAGCCGAAACCATCGTGGCAATCTTAACACCCAAAGAAACAGGAGCAACACCGGGAACAGGAGCAGCAAATACCTGAGATGCTGCTTTATAAGTATTGATGGTAGCTTCAGCAATTGCAAACGCTTTACCAGCAGCCGTTGTCTGTCCTAATATTTGAGCAATGTTTCCGGCTGCACTTGCATAGTTACCCAATTCTTGATTTAAGGCATTCATACGAAGGTTCTTTTTTAATCCCTCGTATTGTTCCTCTAAAGCCAATTCTGCTTCTTTGTTACCCTTAATAATATTGAATTTTCTTTGAAACTCATTATCAAGGTTGGCGATTTCGATTTCCGTTTGTGAAAATAACAATTCACGCAAAACATCACTTCTTTCTTTTGAACCTTCTTGTAGCTTTTTGATGTTATCAAAGTTCCTATCAATGCTCTCTTGAACTAAATTATCTCTTGTCTCAAGTAAGTTTTTTTCGTTCTCTAATTCTTTTTCTTGTTGTAATTTCTTTTTCTCTATATCTGCATCTCTCAACTTGTTAGCAAAGTCAGTGCTTCGCTGTAATCTGCTTACTCGTAATTGCTCTATCTGGTTTTGATATTGTATCTCATTTTCTGCATTCTTTTGAGCATTTGATTTTGCAATCTCAGAAGCCTTTTTATTTGCTTCCTCTAAGTTCTTGGCCTGTTTTTCCAAGCCTTCAAGTTCTATTTTATCTCTTTCGTTAGCATAACTTCTTTGCTTTTCTGTATTTTCTTTCCGTATTTTATCTTGCTCTTCTAATCCAAGTTTGGCAAAATCTGCTGAACTTTCTCTTTTAATGGCATCTTCAAAATCTTTTTTTAAGATTTCTAATCTCTTTTGTTGACCATCTGCTGCAATCTTTGTGATTTCAGCCTCAGATTTATTAGCCAGTTTTGCTCTTGCTATTTGGGCTCTTGTTACATAATCTAACTCTCCTAATTGGGTTTTTAATAAATCATTTTGCTTTTCGATTTCACTATTCAACCTTGCCTGAGCTTCTTCTGCATCTTCCGATGAACTTGTCCAATCCATTATTGCAGTAACAAGCATTCCAATACCGACAACTAAAGCACCGATACCTGTTGTCATAATAGCAGCCCGCAATGCTTTGAAAGCAGTACCCGTTCCAGTTACCGCAACACCAAAAGCACGTTGCACCTGAGCAGCAATGATTGTAGCTGCATTATTGGCTTTTTGAAATAATGTACTGTTTTGAATTACCGCTCCTAATTGTTTGAAAGAGTCGATACCCTCTCCAATCGCTTGTAATCCCTGAGAGATTGCCATAGCGGATTGAACCTTCAATAAAGTTTCCTCAACCGCTTCACTTTCTACTCCTATCAATCCTAAAGCACCTTGCACGGCACCGAAGCCACCAGCAACCGCTGATAAAGTAGAAGTGAATGCTTTGAACTTAGCATCCGGGTTAAAGGCATCGGTTAACGCTTTGGCATCCCCAATAGCATCTTTTAATTCCGCTGCTCTTCTTGCTGCTTGTACCGCCTCTTTTGATGTCGCACCAAACTTTTCAGATAACTCATTAACCTCGTTTTGTGCTTCCCTTAATTGTTGTTTAAGTGAGCCTACCGATTTGGCCGCATCGCCACCTTCAACCTGTATTTTTATGCCTATTGTTTCCTGTGCCATTATGTATAAGTTAATTCAATTACTTTAAGAAATTCGCATTTCGTAGCATCGGGAACGGTAGGGTTAAAATCAATGACTTTATTTAATCTCCATAAAGCACCATCGATATAGATTAGCTTTGAGAAATCTAAAGAGAATATATCCGTTAATTGGAGATAAACTGAACAGGTAAGTAGCTTACTATCTTTGTCTGTAATCTCAGCAATATAAGAACTCCAAAACGCATTATAAAGGTTCGCACTCGGATAAGCCGTACTTAAATCAAAATATATCTCTTTGGGTACTCCGAAGTTAATATCAGCGGTCGAAGCATCAGGGTCGTTCAAATGACCTGCATATCCGTAGTAAGAAAGATTGGTTACTAAGTTTCCAGTATCGCCTTTCATATCCCAATTAGAAACCCCTGTAACCTTATGAACCTGCATAATACGGATAACGCTTTCTACTTGGTCCTCTGATACGGCATTTTGTGTGTTACTCTTTTTGAATATAGTGGGATATACTTTATCATCTCCGGCATAGTTTAGCAAAGGAGTAGCTGCAAATACCAATTCTGTTTTCTTAATATCGTTGGCAAATTCAAAACCGGTATCTTCGATATAATCTCCGTAACCTAAAGCATATTTTTTATTATAGTCCTCGTTGTAATAATCAGCATCTTGCTTGTAACGGAACTCAAAGAACCTACCATTAAGCTCGCTCATTGGCTTAATCTTAAATGGTTTGTTTCTATCAATCTTATATGTCCAATCTATATGGGTGGAATTGTAATCATCCAACAAAAGCAAGAAGGTATCATCAATCTTTAATTCTTCTTCTAAGTCGGTAACTTGTAAAAAGTTAGCACTTGTAGTATAGAAATCTATGAACGGAATTATTTTTAAGTGTTTTTCCCTTTGGCTATCTTCAACGATATAAAGGTTAAACATCTTCATAATTGAACTAATAAAATCCCTTTGGAATACACCCCTTGGAATTGAGTTGTTAATTATGATAGCCTCGCCATATTGTAACGGTACTGCTTGTGTGCTTGATGTCTTAAACCGAACCTCGAATAAAGAAGTTTCCAAATAGATAGGGTCTCCGGTTGCCCACGTTTGCCATCCTAATCTAAACTCTATGTAATCGTTTGTGGCAAGCGTAACATATTGCGATGTTTCAACAACATCAAAATCTCCTGACCCAAAGAACACCGTTGTAGCAGATACCCCATTCTTTAGCATCGTAATATCTGTAAAATCACTTGTATTACCGATAATGGTAAATTCAAAAGCTATGGTTAAACTCTGACTTCCGGTATAAGTGAACCTTGTTAATCCGTTGCTTGCAGTAAAATATCCCGAGTTGACAATATCATAAATAGCTAACAAAGGTCGAGGGGTAGGAGAACCCGAGTAACTTCTTTGTATGTTTTCAAATGTTCCATAAAAAGAAATATCTGAGTAGTTACCTAAATACTTTTGGTTATTAGGGATAACCAACCTCTTAAATAAATCAGAGTTAAAGAAATCGCTTTCCCAAGTATATCCGGCTCCTGTGATAATCTTATCTACATATTCCCTAACGAATAGAGCAGGACGGAAGGCTTTGTAACTCCAATGCTTTTTATTTGTACTGACTTGACCATAATCAATCAATGGATAGTAATAACCCATTCCTGATGCGGTCGTTCCAGATGCTTGTTCCCAACTGGCTAAGATATTCTGATATGTCCAATTATGATTATACTGGGAGAAATCCAATTCCTCTAACTTGTAGTTATTTAGAGCAGTAACAAAACCACCCAACTCCCCAAATACGACACACTCATATTCGATACTACCTCTGTCAATGGTAATCTCCAAAAGCCGGATAATACCTTTGAAGATTTGTATCTTATCTACATAAATAACACAACTTGCTGATTTGGAAGCGTTGTAGTTGTAACCCACATTATCTTCGGCTGGGTTATAGAAGTTGGCTGAATTGAACTCGAATATATGGCCGAATAGCTTATTGTTAACTGCATTACCGGGTAAGATTATGGTTTTAGAAAAGTTTGTATTCCTTGCAGCAAAGTCCTGTATCTCATCAATGGTATAGGTGTATTCCGATGATAAGTCCTGACTTAAATCTAATCTGTTATCCTCGATGTAAATTTCGGTTATCATCTAAACTGTGAATTTATTTGCAATCCCAAATCGATGTCTAATTCTAAGTTGAAGGTCTTATCAGCAAATCGTTTCTTCTCTGTCCAATTGGTTGTCGTGATATTTATCGGCATAAACTGATTGTTTCTTTCTAAGTAAACCTCAGGAGAAGCAATCATTTCTTTCAGCCAATTGTAATCGGTAAAGTTTACCCAATCGCTTGTTAGCTTATAGGTTACTTTTTGTTGCGTAGAGAAGGGGATTGTGCCACCATAAAGACGGCCGTAAGCATCGACCATATCCATTGCCGTAGTCGCTGACTCATACTCATATTGTAATCTTTGAAATGACTTTTTTTCTATTGCTCTTGTTTGCCTATTCACTAAGCTAAAGTGAAAGGTTTCATATCCACCGACCGAGTTCAGGAAATGCAAAGGAACAACATCGTATTGTGTGCAAGACAAAGTAATCCTTATTGTATCTACTTGAACCCCGGCAATCTTTGCTCTTACATCGTAATATTTTGTAGTCGCATCGATAATTGTTGAGCCAATATAAGCGTTCAATGCCCTTGGGGAAATATCTAATAAAGCAAAATCTTTCCAAGAACTTGTTGCCCCTGTATAGGTCGTAGATGTAGAGCCATTAAATACAACCACATCTAAAGATAGATTTTTTGATGTATTCTCTGCATCACTAAGAAACGAGGTAAATAACGTATTGGTTGTCAGTAAAGAATAAGGGAATTGAACCTGTGTCTTATCCCGGTTTGTTAAATAGAACCCTGCATAATTTGTATCGTATGCCGTAGGAGTTAAGATGAGATTAGAACTTGTATTGTATAGATAATCCTGAACATAGTTGTAAGCAAAGTTACTTTGCTCTTCTAAATTAGTATAGGTCGTTCCGTTGTACTCTTCTCCAAACTTAACCTCGTATTCGATATAAATATCTGAGCCTGTATAAGATATTGCAGTAAAGGGAGAGATACTCGGCTTAAAATATGAGTTCCAATAGTTTCTAACTATCGGTGCTGCATTGAAGATACCCTTCGATGATACTGGCTGAGGGAATTGCTTTATCCTTGTCACTAAGTTGCCAGCGATATAAATATCAAACACATACTTAAAGTTAGTTTGTGATGTGTTAGTAGAACTAACCACGAACCATAAAGGAGCGTGCATTGTACTGTAATTACCGGGGAAACTATTGATTGTTATTGCCATTTTGCCTAATTAAAATTCTTACATCTTGTCCTATAATCTTGCTTACCGCAGTTGTAAAGTCATTTCCAAAAAAGCTATTTACCGCACTATCAAAGAAGCCTGTCTTTTTTAATCCCTTCTTTTTTATCGACCGAGCCACCACATAAGCTAAACTCTTTTGCCTTGTACTCTGACTTACCATCTTAGATAGCGATTGCCTCTTCGATTGTCTCTTCGTTATAGATACATCGCCCTTGATATTGTTTCTCTTTATCCAAGCCGATATATTATTCTGGAATGCTCTACTAACCCCCAGGTTCTTGAAGGCATATGGAGAGTTCGGTGTTCCTGATTGTACTCCCTTAACCCCTTTGTTGATAAAGTCATAATACTTAGCCGCTTTTGAGCCAGCAGGATAACCCATTTCAATCGAGTAAACATTCCCTTGCCTGACTAAATCTCCTGAACTAATATCATCACTTAAAGCCCCGGTATCGCTAATCCCTAAGACCTCGATATTCTCTTTTACCTTTAAGATAAAGTTTGCAGCCGACCTAATCAATAACTGCTCTAATACAGGTAATTGATTGACATCGCTTCGCTTGGCTCCTAACTCATTTAGTAAACCATCGCTCAACAAATCGGCCTGTAATTGCTTAATACTTTTTGCCATACGCTTTTCTTAGCTGCTCTGCTTCGTATTCTCCTTTCGCTTTAAGGTAAGCCAAGTCATTAAGGTATTGTAATAGCGGGAGTTCATAACATTGCTCGAGTGTGATTTTCTCGAAGTTAGCGACCAACTCGGTCTGGTATATCCATCCATAGTATCGCATAAAGTTTGATACACTACTTCTGCCTGATACCTTGTCATCTTGGTCATCATCTCCTTTATCAAATAATCCTTCGAACTCTTTATCCAGTTTTTGTAAACTTGATAAAAAAAAACCACACTACCGAGGATGGCAGTAATCGGAGCCTCTAACATATCCTGAGCGTACTCTTCGTGTCTTGCTGCTTCGTATTTATCAACCTTCCAACCAAACCAACTCTTTTTCATAGGTACAACCATACAGGCTGCAATCTTATGCAAGTTTCCGTTTACATCTTGGCCGAAATGCTTTGTCTCTATATACCTCGCTGCTGGTATCTTACGAACGTCATAAATGCACTTATACCGCCTTTTGTTTATCTGGATAAACTTCTGAGGTTGGGGCTTAATTTCTTCGTGGATAAAGCTAATCTGCTTTAATAAATTGTTCAACTCCTTTAAGGGTAAGGAGTCGATTTCGTTTTCGGTTTTGTTTGTACAGATAGCGGCTGATTGTACGGCAAGGTCTAACTCAGTCAAGTTCTTTGACTTAATAAACAAGTCATTCAGTTGCTGCCATTGGAATACGGTTATATCTTTCCAGTTCATACAACTAAATAGATAAACCCCGATAAATTGTTATGCGAACGAATACTTGCCTTGTGCTTGATTTCTGATATAGTGATGCCAAGCCAATCCTAAAGCCATCACGCAGTCATCGTGGAAGCCTTGCGGTGCTGAATAGCGAACTCCAGTAGCGGTGTATTGATACTCAAAGATTTCAAGTTCCTGAGTGATATGCCCTTCGGGGAATGTAATCTTTCTTTGTTGGATAGCTGATGCCAATCCTTCCATAAGTTGCTGCTTAGAGGTTGAACTGAACTTAAAACCACTAACAGGTAAACCATCCCTTTGTAAATCTTCGAAGATAGGGTCTCCGGCTCCGGTGCTATCAATCAGAGTCGGTACTTTAGGTAACTGAGATATGACTTGCTTTGTCTGTCTCCAATCCTTTTGAAACCTGTCAAAGTAACAAACAGAGCCGTTCTTATCTAAGCCGATAATAACAGTATAGTCAACCGACTTCGCCAAGTCTACCCCAAACGCAATAGGAGGCTCATTAGTCAATCCAAATGTACATTGCTTGATGTAGATACTGCCGAAAGGATTAGCGGCATTTTCAGCCGGGTTTGCCATATACTCTTGTTCGAATACTACCTCAGGTAATTGGGTTCGGGCATCGTCTATTTCGGTTTTATCAATATGCGGATTGTCATAGGTAGTGAATTTAAAACTCTCCCAATCGGGTTCTCCGTTCTTAAGGAATAAAGAATAAAAGAAGTTCTTGCCTTTAGGTGTGGAGATGAATAAAGCTTTACCCTTGTAATCGGTTAAGGTAGGTCGGATTGAATTGAGCCATCCATTTTCTAAATCAGGTATAAACGATGCTTCATCTATAACCCCGAAATGAAACTTGCGACCTCTGAGGTTGTCTAAGCGTTCGCCTGTAAAAAAGTAAACCGCACCGCCATTTGGGAACTTGATTGATAGTTCCGATTTGTTAGCTTCAAAAGGTACTGCCTTGGCTAATTGGTCAAAGAATACACGAGCCAGATTGTAGGTAGGGGTAACATAAAATACCTGCTTGCCTTGTAAAGCATTAACTATTATTTCTATTTGGCTTAATTCTGACTTACCGAACCTTCTTCCTGCCATAACAACCCGAAACCTAGCTTTAGATTCTAGGATTGCGGATTGATTAATATGAGGATTAGGTAGTTCAATCTTCATAATATAGTCTTGCCATTAACGAACACTACTTCTATTTTGCTATCAGAGCTTACCTGCTGCGTTTCTTTAGGCTTTCCGTATACTCGAGTAAGCAATGTTTCCATAGAATAAAGAGAGCCTTTTTCAAGGCTTTTACGCATTGCGTTGGCGATAGTCTTTTCTAGGATAGTAGCCTCGGGGTTTTCCCAAACTTCCTTTAATTCTTCAATCGTCATCTGCATCATAGCCTGTATCGTATCGTTAATTTCTGATAGGCGATAGCCTTCCTCACGTAAGAGGCTTGTGTACTTCCTTGGTCTGCCGTTCCTGTTAATTCTCTCAGGGTGAGCGTCAAAACCTTTACCAACTAAATTATTTGCATTAGCCATTGTTTTCTCGTTGTTTGATATGGTTTACGAGTTCCTTTTGAACTTTTTTATCTATATTAGATTTAATTTCTTTTAGCTTTTCCATATGCTCAGGATTAAGCCTATTAAACTCACGTTCCTTTTTCTTTTTCCTTATCCTAATAAGCTCATCGGTAATTGTTTCACACTTCCACATTTGTTCTAATGTGTAGTAAACTATCGTATAACGATAAGCGTCTTCATTAGTTTTTTCAAAGGGACTAACTCCGTGAAGAATACTTTGCCCATCGAATACCGATAAACTACCATCTTGAATTTCTAATTTAATGTTATATGCAGGAATTATTAGTCTGCCACCAATAATATTTTTTTTAAAGGCTACCATATTTGAAAGAACGCCTTTGAAGTTTCCTGCATCGAAGTGGTATTTCAAGGGGTTATCTTTATTAACAATACCTGATGTAAAAGGTGAGCCATCTATTACCCAATCTTTTTTTACCTTATGTTCTACGATTTCGGTATGTTTCGAAAATACTTCGGGGAAGTGTTCGTTATAGTAATTGGTAAGATTTTTAGCAAATTCAGTTATTACATAGTGTTGTTTTGGATAGGTTCTAGCCATAGCCGTTGCGCTACAAAAATCTGAACGCATAGATATTTTCGGCTTATACCCGAAGATAGCACTTTGTGTAACCAATCCTCCAGTTCTATCAGACTTTGAATAAGGAATACTACATACTGACCAACGCAATGCGTCTAAATTTTCTTTAATTTTGCAGTACATAATAACAGGAACTCCATTAGTAGTAATAACAGTATCTTCTTTTATTAAGTGTTCTGCGTCGCTATCCAAAGCAGTTCTTTTTTTGAAACTAGCTATGTCTATTTCTTTTGGTTGAATCTCAATTACTTGCATAGTTTTATCCATTTATTGTTTTCTTCTTCCGTAGGAACGAGGTTGCTTTTTAGAATAGGTTTATTTATTGCTTCTAGTAATTCGTGCTCATCGGCTATCGTGTGGCAATTTTCACCGTTTCGATAAACACTATTAGGAACATTACACCAATCTTTATGCAATATCAAACCGCAATGATGATATTCTGCTTCCAAAAACGTATATTGTGTTCCACCGCCATCTTGCTTTATAGTAGATAGGTCAACTAAGTATTTTGTATTAGCGTATAAACTTGATATATCATTAATCTTTTTAGAATAATACCCTTTATATTGGCTATCGAAACCTAATTCTTTTAATTTATGGAAGTAATAAATATGATTTTTGTAACCATAGATTTCTATTCCTGCTCCTAGGTTATTAGCTTTGCAAATTATATGGGTATTCTTATCAAAGTCTACTCTAGACAATGACCTATTAATTGCGTTATTTCCTTTCTCCTTTTTATACTTATAGAAAGGGTGTTTGAGGAATTGATTGTTAATACCTAAGGACAGTAGTAAATTATGAACGCTTTCCCTTATCGTAATTACTTTATTTGTTTTAGCTATTTGTAGCATTTCCTCAGATAGCTCCGTTGGGTCGTGAATAACAATAATAGGATTCTTGAATAATCTCAGATATTGATAATGCGCTTTATCTACCGCAGTAATTATAGGCTGCTCGAATTTCTTAATAACTTCCTTCGGTACATTAAAATATCTGACATTCCCGTAGAATGTACCTCCACCTTTCAATGTAGGCTTAATTTTAATAACACTATCTTCCTGTAATAAATTAGCCAAATGATAGGTAAAAGATACCCAACCACCATAATCGCTATTACTTAGATAGAATAATCTATTCTTAAACATTTTTCTTGAATTGTTCTACTAGGTATTGAACTACTTCACTATTATCTTCAAAGCCTTTTTCATTGGCAATTTTATCTAAATCGTTTAACATTTGTTCAAATTTTTCGGTATCATAATATAAAACAATTTGTTTAATAGAATTGTTTATATACTTATCCATATTCTCACCTAAACGAGTTGTATCTATCTCCGGCTCAATTAAATCTATATTAAAACTAGGAACATCAACTCCCCAATCTCTTAACGCTTCAATATTCCAATCATTCGCTAAGGCATCCCAATCCCATTCGCCAAAGCTCAAATTATCTTTTATGGTAAACTCTTTTTGCTTTTCTTCGTTCCAATCTACAACAACGACAGGAACTTCTTTTACTCCTGCTTCTTGCATTGCTCGAAAACGCATATTGCCACCTAAGATTACCATATCTTCGTTCACAACAATAGGTCGTACCTCTTTCATCTCGGGAAAATCTTGTATACTCTTAACAAGTTTTTGAAACTTATCATCTTTGATAATTCTCGGATTACTTGGGTTTAACTTGATTTTACCAATAGAAACTTTTTGTGCTTTCATATTTTGTAATTATTTGTTGATTGATATTTAGCGGTTTCCTGTGCCCATAGTTTATCACACTTACTTAACCCCTCATCCTTCATTTTTCTATAAGGGGTATCTTGGCCGACATCGTGTCCGATATGCTCAGCGGTTAACCCACCTAAGTAGTAATTCAAATGTCCTGTTTGCTTTAATCTAAAAGAGTAATCACTATCCTGCATTCCATAAGGGTCGTACACCTCGTTGAACTTTCCTATCTTCTCGATGGCTTGCATAGGGATTAAGACATTCCCAAACACCGCATCGGCTTTATGAATTGGGATATCGTTTATGTAAGTTCTCTCTCCTAACATTTCTACGCAATGAATACCGCACATTCCTGTATTAGGTATAGCATAGGCAGCCTCTACCATTCTTTGCAGCCAATTCTCAGGCATTAAAATATCATTAGCCATTGTTACTATCGCATCGTATTGATAGCTTCTACTTATTCCGTAGTTTATGGCTCTGGCTATCCCTTTCATTTCAACCTCTATAAAGTCAAAGTTAAAACCTGCATTCGAGAAGTTTACATTCTTAACCCTTTGGGTGTGTTGCTTGCGTTCGTAGTTTAATAAGATAATATTAACGAGCATTTTCTCCGATTTCTTTTACAGGTACTCCAGCGTATTTATGAAAGGGTTGTAAGACAGATTTCTTTCCGACAAAAGCCGAAGCACCTATCATACACCCTTCTGGTATTCTTATCTTTTGATGTAAGACCGCATTTAATCCAATGTTACAATTCTTTTCTACTATCGTATGCCCACCGACTTTTGCTCCACAACTCAACGTAACATTCTCACACAAAATAGCATCGTGCCCAACGTGGCTGTGCTTCATTAAATAACAACCAGCACTAATAATCGTTCTCCTAATCGTTCCACTATCTACCGTTACCATCCCGGTTAATCTCGCCCCTGACATTATCGTTACTAATCCTTCGTGATGCTCATAACCTTTCCATTCAGCCGGAGCCCCTATTATGCAATAAGGTCCTATGTAAACACCGGGTTCGATGATTACATTCGGGTAGATTATTGCAGTTGGGTGTATCATTAGTTCATTAGCTTTAGATAGTTAATCTCAAACTCTCCCTTGTCCTCGATAGTTTCTTTCCTTTCGATTGTGTTTATTATGCTTCTTATGAGATTTTCCTTTTCTTCGCTTCCCAAATGTTTGCTTTCCAATAGTTCCAGATTTAGCCATAACTCAACGACCATTCAAATTTAGATATAGTTGTTTTCTTATTTCATTTACCTTAAAAAGATTAAAGTTTGTTACCGCCCAGTCGAACAATTCCAAACCCTTCTCTTGCCTATAAATAGCATCTTCGGTTACTTTTTTAATCTCACGATACCAATCCCCTTGATAATTAACAGGTATCATCGGAGAATTTAAGTAGGGTTCAACATGGCTACCAATAACAGGTATCTTCTTACTTGCTGCCTCTAAGAGTTTAAGGTTTGATTTCATTGAGTTAAACCTCGTTGCCCTTAACGGAACGATAGAACAATCCGCATCGTTGTAAAAATTCATATACTCCGTTACTGGGAGAAACCTTCTGACATCCCCTAACTTTAACCCACAAGTAAAATTAGAAATCATCCTGTGCCAGATATGTGCTGAGCCTTCTCCCCTATCATCAAAGCCACACAATTGAAAGTGTACTTTGTTTCTTAGGTTCATATCTGAGGCAACCCTCTTAAAAGGAAACTGAACCAACTTAATATCTTCTTCGTGTGTTATAGAACCTGTATAGACAAACTTAACCTTATCGGTGTACTCCCTTACATCTGTGAATTGGTCGTTACCATAAGGCAAAGCATTCGGTAGGATAGTTACGTTAGAATTGTAAGGCCTAATGGCATTCCATAACCTTTCGTTCGTGCAGGTAACTAAGTCGGCAGCTTGTATGTGGTTGAGTATCTCTTGCGTAGGATAAACTGAATATAGGATATGTGAACTATCCAATATCCAATAATCATCGATGTCGCAAATCATCTTAAAGCCGTACTCTTTTCTTTTCTCTAATAAAGTTTCTAACTGAACTCCCGGAATAAAGCGGTTGAATAGAACAATATCAAAGTTCTCCTTTAGTACCTCATCGGTAAGCACATCGGTAAAATAGGCATAGGTTTTCTCTAAGTAGTAAATAGGTAGCATTAACCTATGATACCCTACACCGGAGTTCTGAGTTGTAAGTATTAGTAATCTCATTTTTTTGGTCTGCCTCTTTTTTTAGGTTGTACATCAGGTTGTACATTATTTTGCACAATCGATTGTTCAAAAACCACTATAATTCTTTTGAGCATATCAAAAACACACTCGCCACACCAATAGGTTAAAACGAATTGCCTATCTAAATAATCCCGGTACATTCTTTCGTATTCTCCGAGTACATCAAAGGGAATGTTACGAGTGAAGCCGAGTTTTACCGACTCAAAGTTGATAATGTGTTGATTGCAAAAATCAATGTCTTTTTGGTTCATATAAATTCATTAAAAAGTTTCTAAAGAAAGGAGCGATAACCCCTGCACCAAACATACAGACAACGGCATCGGTTGTCCAATCGGGCAACCAGAAAAGTGCAAACCCTACCCAAGCAGTTAAGCATAAGGTACAATTAAACGGCTTAAAGTTTATATTCCACTTGCGAGGGAACTCGTTTTGTACTATAAAGTAAAAGCTAAAGAAGTTAGCCGCCAATATGATTTCAATTATCTGCATAGTTTCTTATTTTGTATTTCATCAAAATCTTTGCTTTACGTATTGTTTTGATTAGGGACCGATAAGGTATCTTGGTTTCTCTACTAATCGCCAATAAATTCTTTCCGTTATTAGCATATAGCTTTAACAGTTCCGCTTCATACCAATGCAGTACCTCTAATCCCTTTTCGAGTTTGTTCATTAACCCCTCATCATAATCTTCCTTCTTTACTTCGTAGGTTAAAGGTATTTCCTGATATACCTGTCTGAATTTTTTGTAAAAGTTACTTCTATCACTCTTAGCCATGTTCAAGATGGTTCGAACAATAAAGTATCTTAGATATCCTTGGTCGTACATCTCAAATAGCTTCGCCTCATCCATTTCACAAAGCACAAGAAAGACCTCTTGCCGAAGGTCATCCTGTAATTCCCTTGGCTGCATCTTACCGATGGCATCGCCTATATCGGTACTGAGATACATTTCTTGTATGATAAAATTACGTTTATTCATTGCAAATCGTTCCTCAATATAATACATATTATTCCTCTTATTATACCTCTTCTTATTCTTTATATTATTATTATAGGGTATCTGGTAGAGTATGCCTTAGGTAGGCAATAGGTATGCCATACCCTATAAAACGCACAAAATCAATACTTTAACTATTTGATTATCAATAAGTTAGAAAAAAGGCAAAAAAAACCAAAAAAAAGATGCTCAAATATTTTGTTATGTGTATAAAAGGTTTGATATTTGTTTTCGAAAGGGACAACAAAAACCCGATTACTAAACACAAAAAACAAAAAAATGGAAAACATTAACCAACGAGTTTTTGACCTACTCGAAAAAACAGGTCTAAATTGGGAAGTATCAAAAGAACCTTTAATTAGTTCAATTGATAACGCACCAACGGAAGCATACGGAACATTTAAGAAAACATCACGACAATTTTTAGGTATGGTTCGTGACCGCTATGCAGTATATCAAAACTATCAACTTGCCGAAAGTATTATTATGGCTGCTGATAGTATTAATGTTGATTATACTGATGGTGGTGAAATGAAAGGCGGTCGCCGAGTATTTTTACAAGCAAGTTTGCCTGATGAATTTATTGGGAAAAGCAATGTAAAAAGAAACTTAACCGCCTTAAATTCTCACGATGGTTCAACTTCTATAGCTTTTGGCAGTTCTAATACGGTTGTAGTATGTGAAAATACTTTTTTTAGAGCATACCGCGATTTAACTAAATTTCGCCATTCTATATCTGCACCTGAAAAGGTTAAATCTTTGGCAATGGATATGAACGCTGCAATTTTAGCTGACGAACAACTAATGAACAACTTTAAACGTATGGCTGAAGTTCCTTTGCGTGATGAAATGATTGAAAAAGTAATACGCAAAATATTTAATGTATCGGGAACAACAAAACAAGAAGATATCAGCACACGTAAAACAAACATTATCCAAAGTTTTGCTGACGCATTAGATACTGAAATTAAATTAGAGGGTGCTACAATTTGGGGATTGTTTAATGCAGTAACAAGATATACTAACCATATTGCTGCACCATCTAATCCATCTGCAAAGCAAGATTATTTAATGGTTGGAACAGGATATCGCCTATCTAATTTAACTTACGAAATGTTAATGCAAGAACTTGGCGAAGAAATTTATTCGTAAATAAAACGAGGGGTGCGGCTCGGTAACGCACAATTAACTAAACACTATGAAACCTCAGACAAAACTCCTAATCGCAATCTTGGTAGTATGCTACCTTATCGGTAAATTGCAAGACACATATTTTCTTTAATACTTAAACTAAACACCAATGACTATCGAATTAAACTTTTCGGCAGAAACGGCTACCTTCCTACTCGAAAGGAAATCGCCTCTAATCAAAACAACCTTTCTAAAAGCAGATGCAAGGACAGGAGAGATTACCCTTCAGCTATCTTCCTTAAATTGTGAAACCCTTGCTATGGGGATGTTCTTTGCAGGACAAGACAAGACAACAGATGAGTTAAAGAAAATCTTAAAAGCCGAACTATGAAACAAATTACCTTTTTAATCTCCGAGGATAGAGGATTACAACTCCTCAACTACTTTAACAGACATTACCCCAATATTTGTAATGTCGAGTATCAGGAAGAACACATTACCTTTTGGTTTAACGAACTCTATGAAGAGTTAGTCATACTAGGTATCTTCCACGCTGGGTTATCAATTGGTATGGATATAATAACTTCTAAGGTATGAGAACAGTATATCCTCCAGACCCTCCGAAAGATTTTAACGAATGGATGCGGTACATCTATTCACTACTAAATAGTCCATGTCGGTAAGGACATAAATATGCACCGAATTAGTAATCAGGGGGGAGAAAATTGGGTTATGGTCGCTCCCCCCACATTCTAAAAAACTATGAGATATAAAAAAGATATAAGCGTTAATATTGAGATTGGAGATACCTATATTGATACAGTTACGGTTGAATTTATCCTACGCAAAGAAAACTCAGGAGAGGGGCATTATGAGTTTTGGGGCTTTACCGGGTTTGATGAAGGACAGGACTATTACGAGTCCGATAGCTACGAATGGGATAAGTCGCTTTATACTGAGGAACAAAATAAAGAAATCCAAAACCATATCGATGAGCGATTTGATTACATCTTACAACAAATAAATAAAGAGTTATGATATATCTTCTATCAATAATCTTGCTTATATTAGCTTGTCTATTCTTAACCGCTATTCTTTACGCACTTAAAAACTAATCTATGTTATCAAAAATTCAATCGCTTGTAAAAGCACCCAAAGGTCAAGTAAACAAATTCGGCAACTACAAATATCGCTCTTGCGAGGATATTGTCGAAGCAGTCAAGTTAGTCATCAATCCACTTGGTTATTACCTAACCATTACGGATGAGATTGTATCTATCGGGGATAGAATTTATGTAAAGGCAACCGCTACCTTATCAAATGGAGAACACACTTATACCGCTTCTGCTTATGCCAGAGAAGAAGAAACAAAGAAAGGAATGGATGCAGCTCAGATAACCGGGAGTGCCTCATCTTACGCTCGTAAATACGCTCTCAATGGATTGTTCGCCATCGATGATACTAAGGATGCTGATGCCACAAATAACCACGATATCCCAAGCCAAGAAGAGAAATCAATATTATTAAATTTGCTTTACGATACAGACCTTTCTGATAAAGAGAAAGAAGCAGCAACAAAAGCAATCAACGAATGCACCGACTATAAAACCTACCAAGCTATTCAATATCGGTTAGAAAATCGCAAAAGACCGCTTGACCAGATAGTTAATCCCACTCAGAAAGATATCAGCAAACACCTAAAAAAATCTTTATGAAAAGAGGAAAGGCCGAACTTCCTATCCTTATTCAAGGGGTAACCGTTCTGGCTATTATCCGGTGGTGGTATAACCCTGAGTTACCGCCAAGCCCCATCTATCCGTACGGAGAACCCTATGATTTTACTT